TAACGTGGATAACACGTTTCAAACGTTTATTGGGCAGGGTCAGCCATTTACGGCAACAATAGCCCCAGACCAATCAGGTTTGAGGATTACAAACAGCACGATTAACAGCACAACAATCGGCGCTACAACCCCGTCCACGGCGGCATTTACCACTGCCACAGGATCAAACGCTCCTGTTGGGGCAAATGACTTAACAAACAAATATTACGTTGACGCTTTAGCGCTTGGGCTTTCGTTTAAGCAACCCGCCTTGTGTGCAACAACGGCAAACATTACCCTTTCTGGTCTGCAAACCATTGATGGCATTACAGTTGTGGCGGGAGATAGGGTTTTAGTTAAAAACCAAAACACTCAAGCCAATAATGGCATTTATCTTGCCGCTACTGGCGCATGGTCACGCTCTCCTGACGCTGATACTTACAATGAATTGGTGTCTGCTTTCTTGTTTGTGGAAAGCGGCTCAACCCTTGCGGGAACGGCTTTTTACTGCACAAGCCAACCAGGTGGAACATTAGGCGTAACTGCAATCGTTTGGAGCAATTTTAGCGTTGCAGCATCATATACCGCAGGCACAGGGTTAACCCTAGCATCAAGCCAATTTAGCATTACCAATACTGGAGTTGCGGCTGCAACCTATGGCTCTGCTTCAACTGTTCCGGTTGTGGCGGTAAATGCTCAAGGGCAGATCACTAGCGCGACAAACACAACGATTGCGATTGCAAACACGCAAGTTTCGGGGTTGGGCACAATGTCCACCCAAAACGCCAACAATGTGGCAATCACGGGCGGCACCATCACAGGAACGCCGATTAGCGGATCTACAGTCGGTGGCAGCACTATCACCGCCTCCACTCAATTTAGCGGCCCTGGAACGGGTTTAACGGGCACTGCAAGCGGTTTATCCATTGGAGGCAATGCAGCCACCGCAACTAGCGCAACATCGGCAACTACCTCAACTACGGCGACAAACCTTGCGGGCGGCGCAGCGGGTTCACTTCCGTATCAATCCGCATCAAGCACAACTGCCATGCTTGGTATTGGCTCCACAGGCCAAATCCTTTCGGTGGTGGCGGGGCTTCCTGCTTGGGGATCACTTTCGAGCAGCGCGGTTACATCATTTAGCGCAGGAACAACAGGTTTAACGCCTTCAGCGCCTGGAACTGGTGCAATTACCCTTGCTGGAACATTGAACACGGGTAACGGCGGCACAGGACTGAGCACGTTTACATCGGGCGGCGCGGTTTACGCTACGTCAACTTCAGCGTTGACTACTGGAACATTGCCGGTCGCATCGGGTGGAACAGGGGTTACAACAAGCACCGGCACTGGTGATAACGTATTGTCCACCAGCCCCACATTGGTAACGCCTATATTGGGCACTCCCCAATCCGTAACCCTAACAAGCGGCACGGGTTTACCCTTAACCACAGGCGTGACCGGAACGCTGCCAATTGCGAATGGGGGAACAAATGCAACAGCGACTCCAACTGCGGGCGCGGTTCCGTACGGCACGGGTACGGCTTATGCGTTTACTGCGGCGGGTACGTCAGGCCAGGTTCTAACGTCTAATGCCTCGGGTGCGCCCACTTGGTCTACTCCCGCTGCTGGAATTTCAATTACTGACGATACCACTACGGCATCGGTTCGTTACCCGTTGTTTTCTTCTGCAACAAGCGGAACGGTAACCACGGAATACACAAGTTCAACTAAACTTAAATATACGCCTTCCACTGGCGCATTAACAGCCTCGCAACTTATAATTGCACCATAAGGAAATATCATGGGTCAACTTACATTTCAAGCAACTTTAGGCGGCGCGGTCAATCTTGCTGGCCCAAATACCGCTTCTACCGTTACTTTTACCCTTCCTAGCGCAGACGGATCGGCAAATCAAGCAATTGTTACAAACGGAAGCGGAACGCTGTCTTTTGCAAGTGCAGCATTATCAAGTGCAGCAAACACATTTACTGCCACCCAGACGTTTAGCGGATCGTCCAGCACGTTTGGAACATCACTGCTTGACTCTAACGAAACGGTTAACGTAGTCGCTGCTGCTCCCTCGGCAACAACAAACTTCTATGTTCAATCGGGGTCGGTTCAACTTTACACAACCAGTGCGGCAAACAACTGGACGCTAAACATTGCGTTTAGCAGCGGCACAAGCATGAATACGGCCTTGTCAACAGGGCAGTCGGTTACGTTTACTTTGGTGACCACCCAAGGCGCTACAGCCTATTACAACAATGCTGTGACCATTGACGGAACATCGGTCACACCTAAGTGGATTGGCGGCGCTCCTACTGCGGGTAATGCCTCGGGGCTTGATGTGTATCGTTTTGCTGTAATTAAGACCGCAAGCGCAACATATACCGTATTGGCTTCACTCACACAGTACAAGTAATATGCCACTCCAACAAACATCAGGTAACGATACAACTGACGCTTATGGCGGCGGCGCTGCTGTTGTTCCAGCCTACATTGAGGAAGTGTTTAGCACATACCTTTATACGGGTACGGGCGCTGCACAAACAATTACCAACAACATTGATTTATCTACCAAAGGTGGAATGGTTTGGATTAAAAGCAGAAGTAGCGCTACAAACAATAATTTATTTGACACGGCTCAAGGGGCAACTAAATCGTTACATTCAAATAATACATATGCAGTTACAACTGATTCAAATTCATTAACTGCATTTAATACCACTGGTTTTACTATTGGAACTGGTGGTACGTATGAAAATGAAGTAAATATTTCTAGTTCAACTTACGTTTCATGGACATTCCGCAAACAACCCAAGTTTTTTGATGTTGTGACTTGGACAGGTAACGGAGTTGGTTCACAAACAATTTCGCATAATCTTGGTTCTGTGCCCGAGTGTATTCTCGCAAAAAGAGCAACATCAGCGGGTGGCGCTTGGTATTCTTATCATTCTGGTATACCTACGGCTAACAATAAAACTATTGTATTAAACACGGATGGCGCAGCACTAAATTTAGGAGTTGCAACTTGGAATCCAACATCTACAACATTTAACGCAGCAAGTAACCTTGGATATAACAATTCAGGTCAAACTTACATAGCCTACATTTTTGCCTCCAACGCTGGCGGGTTTGGCGCTGCTGGTACAGACAATGTGATTACTTGTGGGTCTTATACAGGTAATGGTTCTGCTACTGGGCCAGTTGTTACTCTTGGTTATGAGCCACAATGGATAATGATTAAAAATTCTAGTAGCACTGGCAATTGGCAAATTCTTGATAATATGCGAGGCATACCTGTTGGTTCTGCTGATGCAACTTTACAAGCAAATTTAAGCGATGCCGAATCATCTGTTGAATATGCTAGTCCAACTGCCACAGGTTTTCAAATTACTTCAACCAATACTGAAGTTAACACTAATTCCGATACTTACATTTACATAGCAATACGCCGTGGGCCAATGAAAACGCCTACGGATGCGACTAAGGTTTTTAGTCCTACAACCGCTACTTCAGAGCCAACATCTACCCCATTATTAACAGGTGGTGGTTTTCCGTCTGATATGGTTTTGCATCGCCCAAGATACACGCTGACTTCATATGGTTTTTATAACACAGGTAGGCTTACAGGCGGTGGATTAAGTGTTTTATCAACATATAACACAAACGCTGCATCAAGTTATGGTACTACATATTGGAATTTTGATAACAGCACTGCGGCTTATATTCCAGCAAATGGATATTTTAATAATAACGGTGAAGGAAATATTGGGTACGCTTTGTATTCATTTCGCCGCGCCCCTGGCTTTTTTGATGAAGTTTGTTTTACAACACCGGGGTCAATTTCATCCCCAGTTACCCAAAACCACAATCTTGGTGTTGCCCCTGAGTTAATTATTTTAAAACCAAGAAATGGCGCGGGAAGAAATTGGTTTGTAATTGGTAGTTCTGGTTTGACAACCGGCCAGTATATGTTTCTTGAAAATGTTTACGGCGCAACCAATTATGGTGGTGGCGGCACATCAACTTGGTCAGCAACATCTACCACAATAACAATACCGACAGGATATTTTTATACGTCCTCGGATTACGTTACCTACCTATTTGCAACCCTTGCCGGTGTTTCTAAGGTAGGCACATACACAGGTAACGGTACAACGCAAACTATTAATTGCGGTTTCACAGGCGGCGCAAGGTTTGTCCTAATTAAGCGCACAGACTCAACTGGTGATTGGTATACCTACGACACTGCCCGTGGCATGACAACACTGACTGACCCGTATTTGCTTATGAACAGCACAGCGGCTCAAGCCGCAACCCTTGGTTCCGTTACTACAGTCACAACTGGGTTTGCTGTTAACGCTACTATCTTGGCTGCAATAAACACCAGCGCAGCAACCTACATCTTCCTCGCAATAGCATAAGGACACATCATGGAAATCAGAATCAGAGAAACCGGCGCAGTAATGTATGAGGGTGAGTTACGCTCCTACCTGCAAGCCAACAACGGCCCGTCTTATGAAATCCTGACTCCTGAGATTGCTGAAGCCTTGGGCGTGGATGTATTGCTGGAAGGCCCACAAGCAACGGGTACACGCTACCAGTACAGCCAGCGCAGCGGCGTGGAGCAGATTGACGGTAAGTGGTACACCAAGTACACCCTTGGCCCTGTGTTTGTTGATGAGGAAACCACCGCTGCCGAACAAGAGGCTGCATACCAAGCCGCCAAAGATGCCAAGCAATCTAAGTCTATGCGTGATTCTCGCAACGTAAAATTGGCAGAATCCGATTGGACGCAATTGGCTGATAGCACAGCAGATAAAACCACTTGGGCGGCTTATCGTCAGGCTTTGCGCGATTTGACCAAACAAAGCGGATTTCCTTGGGAAGTGACTTGGCCTGATGCCCCATGATTGCAAAATGGAAAATTCTTGAGGTTATTTCCGAAGATGAGGTAATAACCCACGCCAAGTATTATATTTCTGCAACTGATGGCAAAAATACAGTTGAAACTGAAGGAAATTGGGAGTTTGACAAGTTCAATGTAAAAACGCCTTACGCTGACGTAAAAGAAAGCCAAGTGATTCAATGGATCAAAGAAGGCGCAACGCAATTTGGGCAAAATGTAATAGAATCACGGCTAGAGGAACAATTGGCGCTTCTAAGCAAGACGAAATCTGTTGTGCCTCCGTGGAAACCGCCCGTGTTTACCTGGAGTAGCAATGGCACAGCCAATTGACATAGTTTCAAGAGCATTAAAGGATATCGGCGCACTAGAAGCCGGTGAAACGCCTACGCCTGATGCGGCGCAAGATGCGTTTGATATGCTTAACGATATGTTAGATCAATGGTCTAACGAAGATATGATGGTCTACAACTTCACGGAAATTATTTTTCCGGTGGTAAGTGGACAGACCCAATACACAATCGGGCCAGGCGGCACAGTCGGTGCAAGTTTCACCGGCTCAATCACTGGCAACATCCTGACAATCACCGCTATTGCGTCAGGCGCAGTTACGCTTAATCAAACCCTAGCCGGCACAGGAATCACCGCAGGCACAACCATTGTGTCGTTTATCAGCGGGGCTGGCGGTAACACATTGGAAGTTGGCACTTACCAAGTCAACATTTCGCAGACGGTTGCCAGCACCACAATCTCGGGTTACTACCAAAAACCTTTGCGCGTCAATTCGTCATTTGTGCGGGTTAACACAACGTCCAACGGTCAGCCTATCCTTGGTGGTGGCCTCGACTATCCCGTGGCAGTTCTAACCCTTGATGACTACTCATTGATTGGCCTCAAGACCCTTAATGGCCCTTGGCCCAAGGCTTTGTATTACAACCCTGGCGACACATTGGGAAATCTAAGCGTTTGGCCCAATCCGTCTCAAGGTGAAATGCACTTGTTTACGGACACCATTTTTGCCCGTTTTACAACGATGTATGACATTATGCGAATCCCGCAAGGCTACGTTAACGCGCTGCGTTGGTGCCTTGCAGAACGCCTGATGCCTATGTACGGCAAGGCCAGCCCCGTGCAAATTGGCATGATTTCCAAGTTTGCAGGCGAAGCCAAGGCGACCATTAAACGCACCAATATGCGCCCGCAGATGGTTTCGCGTTATCAGGATGCTTTGCTCACTGGACGTTCAAAAGATGCCGGCTGGATTCTCACGGGCGGCTTTTTGCGCTAAAGGACTGTCATGCCCGAATTCGGATTTGTCGGCCCAAGTTACGAAGCACCCTCGATTTATCAAGAATCGCAGGAGTGTATTAACTTTTTCCCCGAAATTGACCCACTCAAAGAGGGTGGCGTTCGGGGCGTTGTGGCGTTGTATCCGACCCCTGGCCTAACCCTTGAGGCGGTTCTAAACAACGCCGAAGTGCGCGGCCTGCGTACTTTGTCGGGCGGCAGTCAGATGATTGCGGTTTGCGGTTCCTACGTTTACGTCTTTACGTCAAACTTGTCTGCAACCGTGGTAGGCATTCTCAATTCGTCCTCGGGTCGTGTTGGCCTTTCTGACAACGGAATTAACGCTTACATTGTGGACGGAGCCTACCGCTACACATGGCGCATTTCAAGCCCAGCAAACGCCGTTTTTACAGGCTCTATTAGTGGGACAACCCTAACGGTTACCGCAGTCAGCAGCGGCACGATTACGGCCCACCAATCGCTGACAGGAATCGGCATCACGGCAGAGACTGTGATTACCGCCTTGGGTTCTGGTTCTGGTGGTGTAGGTACTTACACAATCAATTTATCCCAAACCGTAGCAGCAGAAACAATGACTTCTGCGGCGGTGGGCGCTCGGTTTACCGCAACTATTGCGGGAACAACCCTTACAGTGTCCGCAGTCGCCAGCGGGACTATTTACCTTGGTCAAACCTTACAAGGTGCAGGCATCACGGCTGGAACAATCATTAAAGCATTGGGCACGGGAACGGGTGGAATTGGTACTTATACGATCAGCACCGCCCACACTATCGTCACCGGCATAACAATGTATGCGCTGAATTTCAGCGTTTTACCAAGTTCTGATGGTGCGTTTAGTGGCGGCACATCGGTGGACATTGTGGACAATTATTTCGTCTACAACAACCCAGGCACTCAGCAATTTGGTTCGTCTGATCTGTTAAGCCCAATTTCGTCCTCTACGTCTTACGCATTTAAGGATGGCGCACCTGATAAGTTGGTTGCTCTGATTGTTGACCACCGTGAAATCTATTTGATGGGTGAGGCATCGTCTGAGGTTTGGACGGATGTTGGTTCAGTTCCTTTCCCTTTTCAACGTATCCCTGGAACATCTACCCAGCACGGTATTGCTGCCCAATTCTCGGTTGCCCGCCTTGGCAATTCCTTTGCATACGTTTCCCGAAACAATCGGGGTCAAGCGCAGATCATGCAAATGGAAGGGTACATTCCTAAAAGGATTTCTACCCATGCAGTCGAGAATACCTTAACGAATCAATACATTGACGATGCTATTTCGTACACCTATCAACTTGAAGGCCACGAAATCTACGTTACAACATTCCCGACTTTGAATCTGACATGGGCTTATGATGCCACCACAACCATGTGGCATAAATGGCTCGGTATGGCCTCTGATGGCACATATATGCGTCATTGGAGCAATTGCTCTGCATCCTTCCAAGGCAAGGTTCTAGTCGGCGATTACACCAACGGAAAAATCTATTCGTTGGACAAACTGAACTACACCGACAACGGCACAAACGTCCGCAGACTGCGCCGTGCGCCTCACTTGGTTACGGACTTTCAACGCCAATACTTTGATGAATTGCAGATTCAGTTCCAGCCTGGTGTTGGCACTACGGGATTGTCTGTAAATGCGCCTGGAATTGTGTCATCAAACACCATTTATTTGGGCTTAAATTACACAATTACCAGCAGCGCAACATTAACAATTCCTTTTATTAACACATACGTTATTGGCCCTTTGATTACTTCAGACACAACAACAACCACAAACCCCAAAGCAATGCTGCGTTGGTCTAATGACGGTGGTTCTACTTGGTCAAAAGAATATTGGGTGAGCATTGGGCAATTGGGTCGTTTTAAGAATCGTGCGATTTGGCGGCGCTTGGGCATGGCCCGTGATAGGGTGTTTGAGGTAGCGGTGTCTGACCCTGTAAATGCAGTCATCGTGTCCGCTAACCTTAAATCGTCAAGTGGGGAAAACTAATGGCTCTTTCTAATACACAACAGATCAATCCATATCCACAAGCGGTATTTTTGGATGCAAACACCAATCGCCCCACTCGGGCATGGCAACAGTTTTTCCTCAATTTGCTTAATTTTTCAAGCGCAACCACGGCAACCGCAGGGTCAGCAACCTTGCCAGCCAACCCAGTAGGGTTTATAAACGTAACCGTTAACGGCAACGCTTATAAAATCCCGTACTACAACGTGTAAGGACAAAAAAATGCCTAATAGTGCGGCTTTTATATCACCAGTTACTGCGCCGGTAGCAACACAAAAAACCATAAGTGCGGCAGATTTTACAGAGCCGTCTTGGGTAAAGAACGCCCGTCAAACCATTGGGACAGACGTAGAGCCGGTGTACCCAATGAAAACCGTGCATGGGGGTAATCAAGTTCCTGACACTGAAGCGGCCCCTATTGGCTATCGCTACGACAATGGAAAAAGCCAATATCAATATCTTGACTTGGCTGGCACACCTACCAACTTGGTAAACCGTGGCAACCTTGGTGAAGCAATCAAAACATTGGCTCCAATTGGTTTGTCAATGATTGGCGCTAATTTCCTTGCCCCTGCCCTTGGTGATTTGTTTGGCCCTTCTGTTGGTGATTTGTTTGGCGGTGGCGGTGATTTTGGGATGGGAGCAGGCGCTGGAGGCGCAGGAACTTCAATCAACGAAATGATTGCATCAGGTTTAGCCCCTGGTTCTGCTGGCGCTTATGGTGCTGCTGCTGGCGCATTAACTCCACAAGCACTTGCTGCGGCTGCTGGAACTGGTTTAGGCGCTGCTATTGCCCCTTCTGTAACATCATTAAATGAAATGGTGGCCTCTGGTATGGGGCCAGGTTCTGCTGGTGCTTATGGTGCCGCTTCTGGTGCTTTAACGCCAGAGGCTCTTGCCGCCGCATCGGGAGTTGTAACTTCTGGAAGTCTTTTATCAAATCTTGCATCACTTGCACCTGGTGCAACTGAGTTAGCACCAGTAACTGTATCGTCTCCTCCTTTAGCGCCGGATGTAATTCCACCTCCGTATGTTCCGCCGCCATTGGTTTTGCCACCCGTTATCCCTTTGCCACCCGTTTTGCCACCCGTTTTGCCGCCTCCAGTAGTAGACCCAACGGTTTTACCTCCAGTAACTATAACAACTCCTCCCCTTGTTCCAGACGTTATTCCTCCTCCGTATGTTCCCCCGCCATTGGTTCTCCCGCCAGTTACTCCGTTACCTCCTGTAGTTATTCCTACGCCTCCGGTAGTTCCTCCGGTAGTTCCTCCTCCGTATGTTCCCCCGCCTTTGGTTCTCCCGCCAGTTACGCCTTTAAATCCAATAACTATTCCTGGAGGAACTCCACCCGTTGTTCCTCCAGTAGTTCCTCCAGTTACGCCAACACTTTTAGATACCTTAACTCAATTAACCGGCCTTACAGGAACACAACTTGCCGCCTTGTTGTCAGGTATTACCGGATTGGGAAATTCTGCAAATCTTATAAGTTCAATCAACACCGGATTGGACGCTACAACAGCAGCAAATACGGCATCGCAAGGCGTATTGAAAGACATTTACAACCAGCAATTAGGGTTTCAAAAGCCTTATCAAACAACTGGAACTAATGCCCTAAGTCAACTTGGTGCGCTTGGAACGGGTCAATATCAGCAATACGATCCAGCAACGGGACAACCCACAACAATGGGCACAGGCTCGGGTTACTTGCAGCACCAATTTGACGCTTCAGACTTAGCCAAAGGATTGGCGCCTAACTATGATTTCATGCTCCAACAGGGGCAAATGGCAAACCAACGCGCTGCAAACGTTGGCGGTGGTGCGTTGTCGGGTAATACCCTGCAAGGCTTGAACAAGTACACGCAAGACTATGCAGGCAACGCATATCAAAATGCGTTTAACAACTATCAAACGCAACGCCAAAACATCTATGGCAATTTGTCAGGAATGGCTGGAATGGGTCAAACCGCAAACACTGGCGCACAAGCGGCTGGAACGTCTTACGGCAAAGGCACAACCGATCTGCAAACCGCATTGGCTAACGCACAAGCCGCAGCAGCAGTTGGCAAAGCGCAGGCATTGGCAGGCGGCACAAGTGGCCTTGCAAACTCCACATTCCTTGCGTCTTTACTTGCTCCCCCGAAATAAGGATTAGATATGGCAGACTCTTTCACAGGCTACACCAATCTTGCCATGCCGCAAACATCACTTGCGGACATGATGAACATGGCATCGGGTGTGCAGCAATACCAGCAAGCGCAACAGATGAATCCATTGGCTTTGCAACAACGTCAATTGGAACTGCAAAAAGCGCAAGCCATGTTTAATCCTGACGTTGCTAAAGCGCAGGCTGAATCTGAGCGCTCACGAACAGAAGCAAACGTTGCAGCGGGTACTGCTCAACCTCGAATCAGCGCGGCTAGTTCTCAAGCACAAAAAGCAGAAGTGGAAGCATTAGATTCTCGGTTTAAATACGACTCAGGAATGCACGAATCGTTTGCCAAAATTCTTGATGGATTCCGTACCGACCCACGTTTAAAAGACCCAAAAAATGTAACATCTAGCGATGCCTCAGACATCATGCACGAAATCAAAGTTTCTGCACGAACTGCTGGCATTCCCGAAAGAACGGCAGACGCATTGACTGCGCCAGGTTTGCTTACTGCATTGGGCAAGCCTGGTCAATTTGCTGATTACTTGGCAAACACCGCAGGGCAAACGCAAACCGCATTGGAAAAACGCAATGCCGTTCAGCCTACTGTTTCGGTCGACACCAGCGGCAGAACAGTTACGCAAGTTCCTGGTCGTTTGCCATATCAAACACCTACTGTTACCGTTGGAACTGCTGGTGGTATGCAAGGAGAAACACCGCCTGCTGCTGCTGCGCCAACGCCACAAGGGGGAGTACAACCGTTAGACATGGGCGGCGCATTTGGATTGAGCGCCCCTGTTCCTCCTACTTTCCCCAAGCGCACAACTCAGCAATATATTCCATTGCCAGGCGAGGCAGAAGCGCAAGCCAATGGCATTAAATTGCGAACTGCTTTGACTAATGGGTTAAACAATACCGCAGACATGAATAGAAATGTTCAAGAATCCTTTACTGCAATTACAAAATTAAAACCTGATTCTTGGTACACAAGTGGTGCTCCTGGTACTGTTGTAAGAAATGTAAGTAACTTGTTAGGAAGTTCAGATTACCAACAACTTTCAAAAGATTTGGCAAACCTTCAAATTGCTCAAATGCAATCAAGCGGCGGTTCATTGGATACTGATGCTGGAAAATCATTGCAAGCAAAAGCAATGGGAACGGAAACTTACAACCCTGACGTTTTGCTTAACATCATGCAACGCATTGATGCCAATAAAACTGAACTTCAGTTAAAAGCGCCTGCTGCAAATTTGTTTGCACAAAAAAATGGCGACAACAATTTTGCAAAATTTCAACAAGAATGGTCTAAAAACGCAGATTCCAAAGTGTTTCAAGCAATTAACATTTTTCACAATGTTACAGACCCTCAAGAACAAAAAGCGCAAATCAATAATTTGCTTGGTAAAGACCCAAAAGCCCGTAAGTTGTTTGCTGAAAAATACGATAACATTCAGAAACTCATAACTAAAGGGAGTTTGGATTAATGGCTTTTGATCCTTTGCGCTCTCTTATTGCTGGTGATGAGCAGCCTGCGCCTGCTCAAAATGCGCCTGCAAAAAAAGGTGGTCAGTTAACCAAAGAAGCAATGCTTGGTTATAACGACCTTGCGGACACATTAAAACAGTTAAAAGAATCAACACCTCAGTTTGTCCCTGGAAGCCCATTACATCAGCAAAATTTAGCGTCTATTGCAGAAGCAGAAAAAACGCTTCAAAAAGCAAATTTGCCTGTTACGCAAACTGCACAAGTTAGTGCGCCAGCCAAATCCGCTGATCCATTACGCGCATTAATTTCTGGTGAAGAAGCACCTTACACGCCAGCAAACATAGACGTAAACGCTCAAGCGCAAGCACGTTTGCAACGCCAAGGCGCACAACCAAAACAAAAAAGCGCAGTTGGTCAAGCCTTTCAAGACGCATTTGACAACATTGTTATGCGGCCTAAAGACCCTGGCATTTTGGCTAACGCTATCGGCGCAGGAGAAGCGGGTTTAACTACTGCAAGTGGCGCATTGGCTTACCCAATTGGCGCGGTTGCCGGTATTGGCGGCACTTTGTTAAGCGGCAAATACGGAACACAAGAAGGCATACAAGCGGGCGGTAAAGTTGCTGGC